AAATACAATGAGTAACAAAAAAAGTGTGGTTAAACACGTTCAAAGCGCAGGTACTTGGAACGGAATGTTCAAATTCGACATCGATTTTGAAAACGGTGATACTGGCACTTGTTTCTGTAAAGAAGAAGCAAGCGTTCAAAAGAATTTTCCAATCGGAAAAGAAGTCGAATATGAATTCACGCCAATGGGAAAAGGTCACAAGGTAAAAGCGGTGTATAATCCATCGTCAACTGGTGGCAATGGTGGTGGTGGTTCTAAATCATTTGCTAAATCACCCGAAGAACAATCACGCATTGCACGTATGAACGCGCTAACAAACGCAGTTAACTGGGCAGTAAGCAAAGGTTCTGCAACTGAATTAGATGTGTTAACAATTGCATCTGCGTTCGAGAATTTTATAATGAACGGATTGAACACAACAACAACATCAACAATTAATAACGAAGACATACCATTCTAAAAAAAACAAAAATGAAAAAGCTAATCAATTTAACACAAGAAGTAAAATCATTACTTGAAAAGAAACCAGCACTACGCGAAAACAATCGTAAGTTGTGCATCGCAATTTGGAAAAAAGAAATGCGCGTGAAAAAACTTTCAGACAACTTTGAATTTGAATATGGTCGTGGTGCATTAAGTTGTGGTGATAACATCGTTCGAACTGCGCGTATGCTCAAAGCGGAACACAAAGAACTGCGTGGAATGAATCACGTGAGCAATCAAAAGAAAGCGTTAATAGGTAAAAAAATCTTTAAGAAAAAATGATAGTTGAACGTTATAACACACCATTCGCACGATTCGTGAAGAAGAATTTTGGTACAATTAACAAGTTCAAAAAAGTTTTAAGTGTAAGCGAGCCAACCGTTCGCTTATACTTGAAACACCCCACACGAATGCGCATCGAAGATTTCAACCGCATCTGTAATTTTTTAGAAATGAAGCGTGAAGATGTTTGGAAATCAATGATAACAGAAGTAACAATTAAAAATGAAGGCAATGAATGAGATAACTGGTACACGCGCAATACGTGCAATCAAAAATGAAATACTTGATATGATTCCACCAACGCATTACAAACGTTTTAATCAGTTGTGGGAACTTGTTGTGCCAAGTGTAGCAACACCATCACCAGAACAGATTGAAGTGCAACAACAAATTGCGTGTGAACGTGATAGATTTTGGTTATGCGTTGAAGACAAAGTGTGTACACACATTGGTATTAACAGCGCAGATTTATATAACAAAACAAGAGTGCGTGAAGTTAGCCATTCAAGACAAATTGTTTGGTGGATCGTCTATAACACTTGCAGAATTTCATTACAAGCATTAGCGAATCGATACTACAAAGACCACGCAACTTGTTTACACGGAATCAGACAAGTGAATGGTTATGTTGAACACGATAAATCTTTTCGTCTTGATGTTGAACTTATCTGTGATGCAATTGCGAACGCAGGTTTCACACAAGCAAAAGAATTCTTTATTACTTTCGTTAATGAATGTGAACGTCAAAAAAACAAAAAACTAAAACGATGAATGGATATTTTCTAAACAAAAAAATTGATGCGTTAATTGATGCGTTAGAACTGCGTATCAAAGAACAGCAAGAGCAAATTGATGCAATCGAAAAACGTTTGAAAGAACGTCAACCAACTGGTAAACGTTTTCAACCACCAACGCAAGAACAAGTTGTAGATTACATATGCAACGATTTGCAAAAGTTATGTGGTGCTGATGCGCTAACATTCAGTGAAAAGTTTATTGCGCATTATGAAGCAAATGGTTGGAAGGTCGGCAGGAATGCAATGAAGGATTGGAAAGCATCAGTGCGTAAATGGGATATCGAACAATTTAACAAAACAACAAATGCAACAATTACAAATGGAAAATTCAATTCAACGAATGCCGAGCGGATCTACAAGGATTCCTTCAATATCTGAACGTGTGACGATTGCAGAGCGTCAAAGTGAATTTATAAGTAATCACGATTTGCCAACATTCGTTAAGTTATGCGCGAAGCTATGTGCTATGTATGGCTTGCAATTACCAGAAGCGCAACTATTACAACTGCTCAAAGATTTCATTGATAAACATTATGCGTGGTGTACGTTCGAGCATTGGAACATTGCGTTTGAACTCAATGCATCAAATCAGTTAGAAAAAAAAGTTGAACCATTTGGTGCGCTCACCGTTACATTTTTAGGTGATGTATTGACGTTGTACAAACCACTTCGCGACAAAGCAAATTTAGATTGGCAACGTGAAGTGAACGAAAACAAACAACTACAAGCATCACCAGTTGTGAATGAAGAAGATTGGTTGAATTCATTGCGTGAAGATATCGATGCATTCAGACAAAAGAAGTTTACCATCATTGATATGCGTGGTTCTATTATGTTGGAATGGCTTGAAACAAGCGGAAGAATCGCACACGATTATTTCTCTGATGAAGAATATCGTAAAGCAAAAGTTGAAGCAAAGCGAATTGTGTTTTCAGATTTGCAAATGTCACAACCAAAATTCGATAGAATGGTTGAAGGTAAAAAAGAAAAGGTGCGTGATTACATACGCATTCAAGGTCTACGTGAATTGTATAAAATCTATTTGAGTAAGCAATGAAACAGTTTTATTACAACTCACATAATGTGTGCGAGAATCCAAATACAATGACGTATAAGTGTTTAAAAAAATATACTGCAACAATTAATACTGCAATTGTTGACAATGGTCAATGGTCTTATTCAATTAGTTTTGTTGGTTTAAATCAAGGTTGGTCACAACCATTAATTGGTCACGCGCAGTACAATGTTTTTGATACAGAACAAGAAGCGTTTGATGCAGGTTTAAAATTACTTGTGGATCAAATAACTGCAAACAATGATTTAAAAAAATACGATGCTATTCTTGAAATGTTACGTTCTGATTTGTTTGATAAAACTAATTTACAATTAAGTTTATTTTAGTGAGCGAAGCACGTCAAATAATTTACCACGAAAAGCAATTGAAAGCGTTAGAACTTTTATCAATTGAAAATCCAACGTCTCAAATTCTTTACGGTGGTGGTGTGTTTAGTGGCAAATCTTTTTTAGGTTGTGACTGGCAAATAAAAAGACGTTTAAAATATGCAGGTACAAAAGGTTTAATTGGTCGCGCTGAATTAAAAAAACTGCGTCTATCAACGATGCAAACGTTCTTTGAATTATGTTCTTTTTATGGGCTAAAACCAAACGTGCATTACACTTATAATGGACAAGACCACGTTATTAAATGGTACAACGGAAGCCAAACAATATTAATGGATTTAGCTGACATGCCCTCAGACCCCGATTTTCAGAGATTTGGATCGATTGAAATCACAGATTATTTTGTTGACGAAGTTGCGGAAGTTTCAAAACGTTGCGTAGACATTTTGGAATCACGCGTTCGTTACAAATTAATCAATGACAAAGCAAAAGGTTTAATGACCTGCAATCCATCGAAAGGTTGGTTGTACAATGAATTTTATTTGAAGTACAAGAACAATGAATTACCAGTGCACCGTGCATTCGTTCAAGCATTGCCAACAGATAATCCACATATCAGCGAAACGTATTTGGAAAATTTAAGAAGATTGCCCGAATACGATAGAAAGCGATTGCTTGAAGGTAATTGGGAATTCGATGATGATTCAGATAAGTTATTTGCAACTGATAATTTGTTGCGAATGTTCCGCAATGAATTGTTAGATGGAACTAAATACATAACATCAGACATTGCACGATTCGGTAAAGATAGAACCATCATTTGCGTGTGGAATGGTTTAACATTAATTGAATTGAAAATGCTACATAAAGCATCTATTGACGAAGTAGTGAATGAAATTCGAAACACCGCAAAGAATCACAACGTGTTATTGCAAAACGTTGTTTGTGATGAAGATGGTGTTGGTGGTGGTGTTGTAGATTATTTGAAATGTCGCGGATTTGTCAATGGATCAAAAGCAAAACAACCGCAATATCAAAACTTAAAATCTGAATGTTACTACACACTTGCTCAATACATCGAAGAAAACAAGTTGACAATTTTTGTCAATGACAAAAAAGAACAGATAGTGCGTGAATTGGAAATGATTAAACGTCATCGTGCAGATGTCGATGGAAAACTTCAAGTCACACCAAAAGACCAAATCAAATTGCGCGAAGGAATTTCACCCGATATTGCTGATGCAATT